ATCTTCTAACCTTTATCACTATCAGTTTGATGGTAAGGCAAATGGTGAGTTTTTCCTCCCAGGTACTAACGTGAAAGTAATGGCAGTTCAAGGCTTGAATGGTACTGGCAAGATTGTTGCTTGTAGAATCTCTAACTTGTTCTTGGGTACTGACCTTTTGAATGAAGAAGAGCGTTTTGAAATCTTCTTTGCCAAAGAAGCAGACCAGGTAAGGTTTGTAGCCGAATTCAAAATGGGAGTAAACTTTGCATTCCCAGATGAGATTGTTAAGTTTTTCACTTAAATAACAAATGAGGCAAGGGGTGTTTATCACTCCTTGCTTTCATCTTAAATATTAATACCATGCCGTGTGCGTTAACCCAAGGATATACATTAGACTGTAAGGAGTCAATAGGCGGTATTAAAGCCGTTTGGTTTATTCCTTTTGAGAATGTAACCACAATAACAGAAGCATCAGGTGTTGTTACTACAATCACCAAGAGTGCAGGAAAAGTTTTTTATAAGTACCAACTTGTAAAGCAGACATCTTCTTTGACCGAGAATATCACTGCATCCGTTGAAAATGGAACAGTATTTTATGCTCAAGAGTTGTCAATCATCCTTAACAAACTTCAAGCAAATACCCGTAACGAAATCTTGCTTCTTGCTAAGAATAACCTTCTTGCAGTTGTTCAAGATGGCAACGATAAGTATTGGTTGCTTGGTAAGGTAAATGGTGCTGATTTGACTGGTGGCAATGGTGCTACTGGTACTGCTTTCGGAGATAGGAATGGTTACACATTGACCTTCACGGGCAATGAACCTGCACTTGCTCCTGAAGTATCAAGTTCAATCATAGCAGGACTGACTGCGTAAATAGGAACATAGGTTTAGAATGAGTAGGGCAACCCATAGCGGTTGCCTTTCTTTTTGGGTAAAAGTCAAGGGATTACCTATTTAGTGGTAATGATACAATTGACACAAGGTTCAACCGAGTTCATTTATTTAACCATAACGGAGAATCAAACCATTGCATCTCCGAATTATCTATTCCGTTTTGTCAATAGGACCACACGGGATGAGGTTGCTTTTGTTTTGCTTAATGCTTTGGATGTATCACCATTCAAGGATAGGTACAATAAATTCAGCATAAAAGTACCTAAATACTTTGGATTGGGAAACATAGGCGAGTGGTTGTATTATGTCTATGAGCAAACAAGTGCTTACAATGTAGACTATACCCAAGCAACGGGATTGCTTGAGGAGGGAATAATGAAACTGTCACCATCAACAACTTTTGAGTACACTCAACATGAGGTTGACAATACATACATAACAAGATGAATGATTTAGTAATATTAAACTTTCAAATGGCAAGGCAACCCGAATATAGAGAAAAGAGGGGTAAGGGATATATTGAGTTCGGTGAGAAGAACGATTATCCAAACTACTTGCTTTCTCTTTACAATAAGTCTGCAAAGCATAACGCAATCGTTAAAGGCAAGGTTAATTACATCATAGGAAACGGATGGAAGGCAGATGAGGCAGACCCGATTGCAGAGCAGTTCATTGCTCAACCTAATCAGTTTGAATCTTTGAACGATTTAACAAGGAAGGTATCTATTGACATTGAAATCTTTGGAGGTGCTTATCTTGAGGTTATTTGGTCTTTAACGGGTGGCAAGTTAGTTGATGTACTTCATATTGACTATACCAAAATAAGGTCTAACACGGATAATACGCAGTTTTGGTATAAGAAAGATTGGAATGAGAGGAAGGATGAGGCATTCGCCATGATGGCATTTAACACCCAAGTCCGTCAAGGTAAGCAGATACTTTATGTAAAAGAATATAGACCAGGTCTTGACACTTATGCATTGCCTGGTTATATGGGTGCATTGAACTATATTGAATCCGATATTGAAGTCAGCAGACACGTTTTGGGGAATGCTCAAACGGGATTCAGTGCATCCAAACTTATTACCCTTCCCAATGGTGAACCTTCTCCCGATGAGAAACGTAACATTGAAAGAAGATTTACGGATAGGTTTAGCGGTTCTGATGGCAAGAAGTTTATCTTGTCATTTACAACTGACCCTGCAAGGAAGCCTATTATTGAGGACCTCGGTGCATCCGATATAACTAAAGAGGATTTCACAAGGGTTGATTTAATTATTCAGAATAACCTTTTCGCAGGTCATCAAATTACTTCTCCCAGTCTTTTCGGTATTGCCGAACCTGGGCAACTTGGTTCAAGAACGCAGATGCGTGATTCTTATGAGATATTTAAGAATACTTATGTAAACGATAAGCAACAATTTATTGAATCAGTTTTCAATCAACTTGCAAGGCTTAAAGGTGCAACCTCTGATATAAATATCATCCCAGTAGAACCTATTGGCTTTGAGTTAAGCGAGGCAGCACTTTTGCAGATTGCACCTAAAGAGTGGTTATTGGAGAAGGCAGGTATTGATGTATCTAAATATCAGCCAGTGTTAGATGAAAACATTACAAATCAACCAACAGTAGACCAAGTACAAGCAGAGGTAAACGATAACCTAAAAAACCTTAGTGGTAGACAATATCAGCAACTGATGAGGGTTATCAGGCAGTTTTCTCAAGGTAAAATTACCAAGGAGATTGCAACCACTATGCTCAAAGCAGGTCTTGGTATGAAGGATGATGAGATTAATACCATGCTTGGTATTGATGATGACCCTTCAACTGATGACTTCCAATTTTCTGCATTGGATGAGGACACAGTTATCGGAATGTTTAGTGAATGCGGAGAACCAAAGTGCAATTATAACATATTGCATTCAAAGGCGGTATTTAGTGCGAGAGAAGCATTTGCAGAGGATTCCTTGATAGATAAAGCATTGGATAAACAAATCCTTGCCTTGATAGATAAAGACCCAAAAATAAGCATAGATGACCTTGCAGGGGCAACCAAGAAAACCCGTGAGGTAATACAAGGGAGATTGAGTTACTTGGTTGAATCGGGTGCAATTAATTATGACCCAAAGATAGAGGAAAGGAAACTTACCAAACCATTAAGCAAGTTGGTTGATGATATGGAGGTTACAACCTTTGAGGTTAGATACTCTTATGAGTGGAAACCTATTGTCCCATCATATCAACGTGATACCAACGCACATCCTTCAAGGCAGTTTTGCAGGAAGTTGATGGAGGTTGATAAATTTTGGACAAGGAAAGGAATTGAGATGCTAAGTGCAAGGCTTGGTTACTCTGTTTTTGATAGAGGCGGTGGTTGGTGGGGAGATTCACCAAGTTGCAGACATGAGTGGCGTAGAAACGTAGTAGTTAAAAAGAAATAAGATGAGCAGAAACATATTGTTTATTTCGGTAGACACGATTAAAGATAGAACGGGACTTCATGTAAATGTAGACCCTAAGTTGGTATTCCCTGACATATTGTATGCCCAAGATGCATACATTCTCCCTGCTCTTGGTACTGCACTTTATGAGAAGTTGCAGACTGGAATTGAGTGCGGAGATTTGACTTGCGATGAGGAAACCTTGTTAAATACCTACATAACACCTTGTCTTGTTTACTATGTTATGAGTGAGTTGCCTATGGCTTTGTCATATCAATTCTATAATAAAGGGATAGTAAGGAAGTCGGGAGATAACCAAACAGAACCGAGTGCATCAGAGTTGGCAGATGTAGCGAATAGGTATTCAGCAAGAGCAGAATTTTACAAGCAAAGGTTGATTAAATACCTAAAGCAAGAATCACAAGCAAGTGCGAAGTTCCCTGAGTACATTAACCCTGGCACTGGAGTAGATACCATTGTCCCTGACAATGATGCCTATACTACTACCATTTGGCTTGGTGATTATGACTGCGGAAGGTATAAAACTTTTGAAGAAAAATATCAAGGAGATATAAATCGTTGTTGTGGCGAATAAGACATATAGTAAAAAGAACCAAGATAAACTGAAAGTCTATCTTGAAAAAATAAAAAAGGATGACCCTAAACCAAACAATAAAGACAATAGAGGACTTGGGAAATGCACACCAACAAATCAAAACAACCTTTTACGGGAACGCATTTGATTTTTTGAGTAGGGGTGCAGATAACACCTATCCTGCTTTCTTTTTTGACATAACGGGGGCATCTATCAATGGTAAGACCTCAACCTTAAACTTTACCTTATTCTTCTGTGATAGGGTTCTTCCCGAGCAATCAAATGAGCAAGAGGTTTTATCGGACCAATTACTAACTGCTCAGGATATTATCGCACAACTTCACTACAACGATTTTGATTTTGTTTTGCAAGATGCGGTTACACTTGACTTCTTTACAGAGGACACCCCCGAATACTTGGCAGGTGTATCAGCAACAATATCACTTGATTTACCATATTTACAAAATAGGTGCGTAGTTCCAACAGACTACACATATCCATCATAAATCTATTTAAAAGAAAAGAAATGGCATCAGATTTTAGACCTGGGAAACTTGATATCCAAATGTGGAGGAATGATACTTGGCAGCAGGTGTTTACTCTCTTGGCAGATACTACACCAATCAGCCTACTCGGTGCAACTGTTTACATTCAGGTCCGTAAAGGTTGTGGAGGTACTCTTGCCTTGACCTTGACTAATGGAAGCGGTATAACAATCGGAGGTGTAAGTAATAACCAAATCACAGTCAACAAGTTGGTAGATATTGCAAAGGGTAATTACGTTTGGGATATGCAGGTAACCTTTACAAGCAATGTGGTCAAGACATACCTTGAAGGTGATTTTATTGTTTATGACGATGTAACTAAACCATAATTGAGATGAGTATTGATGTAAATGTTCAGAATGATTTAGTTATAGTAACGGAAACAACTGAGGACATAGTTGTCAATGTAAGCAACGCAGCAGGTCCTGCTGGTCCTGCAGGTGCTAATGGTGTGGGTGTTCCCGTTGGTGGAACTACTGGTCAAGTGCTAAAGAAGTTTACAAATACGAATTACGATACATATTGGGCAGCAGATGCCTCTGGATTGACCTCGGTTGGTCTTTCTATGCCTTCAGCATTTGCGGTCAGCAATTCGCCTCTAACAAGCAATGGAACACTTTCGGTAACGGGTGCAGGTACATCAGCACAATATGTAAGAGGTGATGGTCAACTTGCCAACTTCCCTACAAGTGGTGGAGGTGGTTCATCGGTTAATTACTATCTCAATGGTAGTGTTTCACAAGGAACATTTGGAGGTGATACTTACTATGAGATGAGTAAGACACCCATTATTGGTGCAGGGACTAACTTTACAAGGACTAACGCACAAGGAAATGGTTATATAGCATCATTTATAACTGATGCAGGTGACCCTGCTTTGTTGAACATTCCGGGAGGGAATTGGAATCTTGAGTTTTATTTTCAAGCAAGTAGTAGTGGTAGTACTCCTTCTTTTTATGCTGAACTATACAAAGTAAGTTCATCAAACGTATTTACACTTATTACAAGTGGTTCTACTAATCCTGAAGGGATTACACAAGGGACTGTGGTTGACCAATACTTTACATCAATACCCGTTCCTCAAACGACATTACTTGCTACCGATAGGATAGCAATAAGAATCTTTGTAACACCAAGTGGAAGGACTATAACATTACATACCGAGAATAGTAATCTTTGTGAAGTTCTTACAACATTTTCAACGGGATTAAACGCACTTAACGGACTTACTGCACAAGTACAATACTTTGCAACGGGAACAAGTGGGACTGACTTTGCAATCAGTTCAGCAACTGACACACATACTTTCAACCTCCCCACCGCATCAGCAACTAATAGAGGTGCATTAAGCAGTGCTGATTGGAGTACATTTAATGGTAAGGTTGGCGGTAGCGGTGCAACGGGTCAAGTTGCATATTGGAATGGAACTAATAGTCAGACTGGTTCAAACAATCTGTTTTGGGATGCTGCTAATGCGAGGTTGGGGATTGGGACTAATGCACCAACTGAAAAATTACAAATTGTTGGCGGTTTTACTGCATCTGCAAATTCGTTTATTAGTGCAGGTAACTTATCAATATTTACCACAAACACTCCAAGAAGATTAAATCTTCAAGTAGCAAATGGTAGCAAGGCAGCAGCAATAGGTATAGAGGCAGGAGGTACAATCCATTCTGTAATAGGCGCTGACACATCGGGTACTGATTATCTACAAGTAGCATCAAGGGCAGGGATTGCATTTTATTCAGGTTCAACAATTGGTAACATTGTTACTGACCCTACTAATGAGAGGATGCGATTGACTACATTAGGTCGCTTATTATTGGGAACAACCACAGAGAGTACATACTTACTTGATGTCAACGGCACTGCGAGGGTGAGTGGGGCGAGTACGTTTGCAAGGATAACTGCAACAACAAGTGGAATTGAATTAGATTACAATTCTGGTATTTTATATCATGCTGGAGGTAGTGGAAGTTATTATCAATACATAGATGGGGTTAGTTATACATTTAGGTCAAGAACAGCAACGGGTTCATTAATATTTGCAACGCAAGACATTGAACGTATGCGTCTTACCTCCGGTGGCAATCTACTGGTGGGAACTACGACAGACAATGGTAATCGTTTTCAGGTGAGCGGTGCAGGTTCTTTTACTAATATAATAACACTTAACACATCCGCTGCTGATACAGTATCATTAATTGTTAATGGGAATACGGGAAGTGGTGTAAGGCAAAGATTTATTAATCAAGCATCAAGTGGTTTTTACAATTGGCAAATTGGTACTTCTATTTCTGCTGTTAATCAATTTGAAATATTGCCTTCTACTGCAATTGATGGTACAACATTTACTACACCTGTATTTAAAATATCTACTGCAGGTGCTGCCACGTTCAGCAGTAGTGTGACGGCAACATCATTCATTAAGTCAGGTGGTACATCATCACAATATTTGATGGCAGATGGTTCGGTGACAACGGGAGGTGCATTAACAATTACAAACAGACAAACGGCATCATACACACTTGTATTGACCGATGCAGATAAGTTGGTTGAGATGAACGTAGCAACTGCGAACAACTTAACTGTTCCTATTAATTCATCAGTTGCTTTCCCAATAGGGACTAAGATTGATTTGGCACAATATGGAGCAGGGCAGACCACAGTTGTTGCAACAAGCGGAGTGACAGTAAGAAGTGCAGGAGGTGCGTTGAAGATTGTTGGTCAATATAGTGCAGCGACTCTTGTTAAAATAGCAACAGATGAGTGGTACTTAATAGGAAATATAACTACATAAGATGGGTTTAAACTTAGGAATCATAGCATCATCAAAGGCTGCTTCATCAGGTGGAGCATTACTTCTTGACACTTATACAAATTCTCTTGCTGCATACTCATTGAGAAAGTTAAGAACTGCTTATACTGGTTCTGCAATAAGGGTAAGGCGGTCAAGTGATAATACTGAAACTGATATTGGTTTTGTAGGAGGTGTTTTAGATACAATATCTTTAGCAACTTTTTGTGGAGTAGGGAATGGTTTTGTTTCTATATGGTATGACCAAAGTGGTAATGCAAGGAATGTAAATCAAACAAATACTGCATATCAGCCACAAATAATAATTTCCGGAGTATTACAAACAGTAAATGGAAAACCAGCTGTTTTTTTTACAAGAAATAATTTAACAAGGTTAACAACAAGTGCAATATTAAGCGGAAGCCAACAAAGAACACAATTAGTAATTTATAAAGCAAGTGTGATTAATCAAGTTATGGGAATATTTGGACAGGGAACTAGTACAACTTTTAGAAGTTGGTCATTTATTCAATCAAGAAGTGCACCTGTTATTGGAGACCCGTATTTTGCTGGATTTTCTGCGGATTTAGGTGATGGATTAACAACACAAAATACTAATTTAAAAATTGGAAGTTTTATGTACAATGGAACTACTGGCTATTTATGGAGAAATAATACACAAATTACATCTGGAAATCTTGCATTAAATACGTTGAATGAAACTTTTCAAGTTGGAAATTCTGGGATAGGAACTACATCTACAAATAATTTTGATGGTTATATACCAGAGTGCATATTATGGTCAACAAATCAATTGTCAAATATATCTTTAATAAACACAAATATAAATTCATTTTACACAATATATTAATTATGGCAAATATTACACCAGTACCAGTATGGTATCAAGGAGAGCAACACAACGCAAATATTTTTACTCTTTACTCAACAAGTGATAACCTTTTGGATTCAGCTACATTTCAATATAAACTTATTGAATTAATCAAAATAAATCCTGAAGAACAATTTTCACATACATTAATAACTGGTGAATTAGTTATTTATGGTGAAGATTATTTAAAATGGGATGCAGAGGTTGATGCAAACGAATGGATATACAATTGGGCAGCAAGTCAACTTGGATTAGTAATTATTTAAACAAAATAAAAATGGCGAAACAAATCTCACCCGTCAATGTATGGGTAAATGGACAAAGCAAGGAAGCGAAGTACCTTCAAGTGACTTGCATTAATGACAATTACGAATCATCAGCAACTAACTACTGGCAGATGTTCACCATGAATGTGGATGCTGAAGGCGTTGAATCAATGGGCGAAGCGGTTGCTCAAGGTAACTTGACAATTGATGGTGCTGACTATGTAGCTTGGGGCGACCAACCTGCAATGGCAATCAATGCTTGGATTTACAATTGGGTGGCGGATAAATTAAATTTAGTAATTTTACCTTAAATTAAATACTATGAACCTTGTTGAACTGAAAGCAGCAGCCTATGACATTTTGAGTAATCTTGAGTACTTGCAAAAGCAATTACAAGAGGTTAATCAAAAGATTGCAGAAGAACTCCAAAAAGAGAAAAACGAAAATGGATAGCAAATCTATTGGAATGTGCGTAGCGACTATACTGATTAAGCTGTGGGCAGATATTGCTATCAGCGAGTTTGGTGTAGTCGTTGCTATTTTAGCAGGAATATCAACGATTGTCTATAATGTTTACCGATTGGTAAAAGAAATCAAATCATGAGGCAATTTTTCACAGAAGAAAGCAACCGATTAAGCATGAAGCGACTTTGTGCCATCATTGGTACTTTGTCCTTATGTGCCACAATGATTGCAAAGCCTAACGATGCGTCAATCTTTGCGGTAACTTTTATTGTATCATCAGCACTTGGGTTTTCCTCTGCTGAGAAAATATTTAGGAAATGAGGTACTTATTTTTACTTTTATTTTTAGGATGCAATCCAGTTAAGCAAGTCCTTCGTAACCAAGACAAACTTGAAGAAGTTGCAAAGGTTGTAGTAAAAGGTGGGTGGTGTGCAAATGATACCACATACATCACCAAGTCTGATACACTTGTTAAAATAGACACATTTATTCGAATAGATACGCAAATAGATACGCATATCTTTAACGATACAACCTATATCACTAAATGGAAAACAAGGGATATTACTAAGTCCATAACCATTCACGATACACTAAAGTCCTTCATTGTTGACAATGCCCGTGTAAAGCTATTACAAGCCGATTCAGCACGTTTAATCAATGAGTCAATAAGTTGGGAGTCAAAGGCGAAGAAAAGGCAATTATGGATATTTTTATTGCTTGGGATGATTGCTGCATACTTTTACATAAAATCTAAACTATGACCCTAAATAAAGCGGGTGCAGATTTGATAAAATCTTTTGAAGGATGTAAGTTAAAAGCCTACCAATGCTCTGCTAAAAAATGGACTATTGGGTACGGGAATACCTTCTTTGAGGATGGTACACCAGTTGTTGCAGGAAATGCAATATCTCAGCAAAAAGCAGAGCAGTTGTTTGAGATAATAGCAAATGACTTTTCCGCAAAAGTTGCAAAACTTGTGCCATCGCATATAACTCCTAATCAATTCGCATCTTTGGTTTCATTTGCATATAATTGCGGTGTGGTCAACTTGCAAAAGTCAACACTACTAAAAAAAGTTAATGCCAATCATAATGACCCAAGCATAAGGGCAGAGTTTATGAAATGGAACAAAGCAGGTGGTAAGGTTCTTGCAGGACTTACAAGAAGAAGGGAAGCAGAAGCGAATCTTTATTTCAAATGAGCAAGGTCAACATAGCGAGAGATTATCGGGAAAAGTATGGATGGGATATGCCGACTTTAAAACTGGCAAGGATTATTTACAACGATAATCCTTTGTCTTTTTCAAGCGTAGACCATGCGAGGACATCTTTAAGGTCAATAGAAAACAAATTAGGTAAAAAGAACAACATAATAACTACAAAAGATATGCCTACAAGACCTACAAACCCATACAACTTGCCTGAGTCAGATGAGGCAATTTACCAACATTATGACCTTAAAGCGAAGCGGTTGTTGGTTCTTTCCGACATCCATATACCTTATCATAACATTGAAGCACTTACTTGTGCTTTTGATTTTGCGAAAGGAGAAAAGCCTGATGCCATTCTTTTGAATGGTGATACCTTAGACTTTTTTGGATTGAGCAGGTTTATGAAAGACCCAAAGAAAAGGTCTATTGCAAGTGAACTGGCAATATTTAAAGATTTCATGGAAATACTTAAAAAGACTTTCAATGCTAAAATCTATTACAAGATGGGAAACCATTGTGAAAGGTATGAGCATTTTCTTTGGATGAAGGCACATGAACTTGTAGGGGTTGAGGAATTTGAGATTGAGAATATACTTAAAGCAAGAGCAGAAGGTATTGAGATAATAAAGGACAAGCGTATAATGAAAGCAGGTGACTTGAATATTATACATGGTCACGAGTTTGGAGGTTCAGTATTTAGTCCAGTAAACATTGCAAGAGGTTTATTTTTGAGGGGTAAGGTATCTGCTATGCAAGGACACAATCACCAAACTTCAGAGCATTCTGAATCTAACATGAATGGTGAACTAACTACCACATGGTCACTTGGTTGCCTATGTGAGTTGCATCCTGCATACTTACCCATAAACAAATGGAATCACGGGTTTGCGATAGTTGATGTAGATGGGCAGAACTTTGAAGTAAGAAACAAAAGAATCCATAAAGGCAAAATCCTTTAATTATGGAGGAGGACCTTGTTTTAGGAGAATCGGATGAGGTTGAATATATTGAGGAAGAACTTGGTTACAGATTCAACGAGTACATATCTTCATCAGTTGAGGTTCTAACTATGCTTGAGATATCTAATCCTATGACTAAGGAAGAAGTTGAAAAGGTGCAAGAACTAAAGAAACTTTGTTTTGAAATGCTTGAATTTTCAGTAAAATCCATGCACCAAACCCTATTTACTAATGACATAGACTGTTGATTTTTAAAGTTTTAATGTGATTTGAACCCCTGATATATCTATATTGGGGGTTTTGTTTGGGGGTAAATGATAAAAAATATTTCAAAAAAGATTAAAAATTGTTTGGTAGTATGAAAAAAGGTGTTATATTTGCTAAACAATCACAATCAAAAACAAGTCATGAAAGCAAAAGATTTAAAAATTGGAGATACTTTTAAGAGACAAGGTTTTACCTATAAGGTAACTAATATTACTGATGGTGAATATTTGAATGGGAATGATGTGTTATTAATATCTTGTATTGGTAAGCATCCAAAATTAAGTCCAAACAACAATAATATAGTTGATAGCTTTTTCCAATTCAAACCTGAAACAAAAATTAATTAATCACTCAGGGGTGCAGCATCCTAACAACTGCAACAAATCAAATGAAAAAGTCAACATTTCAAATTATCGCAATCATTATTTTATCACTTGTTATCTGTTTTGCAGATAGCATTTAAATCAAATCACAATGAGTAAACTACCAAAATGGGGTGACCTAAACACCTATGAACGTCATAAACTTTTAGGAGAATTAATAGATGCCATGATTTATTCAGGCGAAGCGGTACACCATCTGAAAGTAACTGTTGAGCAATTTAGAGCAATGGGATGGGTAAGGTCAGTAATCATGCCCGATGCAATAGAGCAACCATGTCCCGACTGCGATGGTGCAGGGTGCGATGAATGCGTAATTATTTCAAATAACGAATAAAAAACCAAACAATGACAAAAGAAGAACTCAGAAAAATCAGAAGGGGAAAAGATGTAACTCAAGAAAAGTTAGCATCTATGTCAGGCATCAGCCTTGCAACCATTAACCGAGCAGAAAAAACGGGCAAGGTTAGACTTGAAACTATGCAAAAATTGTTTCATACTTTAGATAAAATTTCTTAACTTTAAATCAAATCAAATCACATGACTACTTCTATCTTTCTAAAATTACCCAAAGAATGGTTTAACTCAACAATTGACATTAACATTTCTGTTTATGCATCTGTAAACATTGTAGATGATTCTTGGGATGTTAAGGTTGATGTAATTACTTCTCCAGGGTATTGGGCATTCCATTTTCTGCCTGAGTATAAGCAAGACCTCTATGAACTTATAGAACGCAAGTGTATTGAAAAGTATGCTGATGAAAAACTAAAGCAGGAAGATTATGTACTATGAAAGAATAGAAATGACCTTAGAGGTGAAGGGAGAAGTTAGAGCAACTGCCTTCCCACTTAGGAATCACGAAAGCATAGAAAGACAACGGCATCAATGGTATTACTTTTATGGGTTAAAAAGTGTTAAAGAATGGGAGATATATATAACTCAAAAGTCTACGATGCAGAACTCAACTCCTTCAAGAATAGAAAAACCTTTTCCTTATTTAATCAAATCACAACAAAATGAATCAACAGAACAGTCAGAACCAACAGACATCAATTGCGAACCAACTGATACTTCAGGGGGACTTGAGCAAGTTGTCGGCAGGGGACAAAGTCAGGTATTATAACGGGTATTGTGAAAGGATGGGACTTGACCCTTACACCAAGCCTTTTGACTTGCTCAGACTTAATGGCAAAGAGATATTGTACTGTACAAGGTCAGGAACTCAGCAACTTAACAAACTCCACAAAGTATCTCACTTGATTACTTCCCGTGATACCAACACAGATGCAGGGGTTTACATTGTAACCTCAAAGGCATCCCTTCCTGATGGTAGGTGTACAGAATCACTCGGAGCAGTAAATATTGCAGGGTTAAAAGGTGAGGCTTATGCTAATGCCATTATGAAGGCAGAAACAAAGGCAAAACGGAGGGCAACCCTTGACTTGTTAGGTTTAGGTGTCTTGGATGAATCAGAGGCAGAATCAATCCCTAATGCAACCACAGTGGCAATACAGACAATGGTTGAAGCATTGCCACAAATGGAAGTAGAATCTGTTGAGGTAATCACAGAAACCGAGGAAGAAAAAGAGTTAAGCATTGGCAGACTGGCTATTGCAATTAAGAAGGCAACCAACATAGTTGAACTCAAGGCGGTTTACGATGCCAATAAACACAAAGTAGAAACCAACCAATTTATCAAGGACCAATTAAAAACAAGAAAGAATGAACTCCTTAACAGTAAATGAGATAAAAGTTGGGGATATTGCTCCCACTAAGTTTGGTATTGAACTACTTGCTGATAGCATTCAAGAGCAGATTAACGATGGATTGCTTGACCCTTTGGATGTAGCAATAAAGTTTAACAGTATAGAACAACTTGCCAAATCGGTAAAGACCCGAATTACCGAGAATGTTCTTGCAGAACTGGTAAAGCATCCAAAAGGTAAGGCAGAGGTACTTGGTGCATCGGTTAGCGAAATGGTTACTATCAAGTACGATTACTCAGACCTCCCAGGGTGGTTGGAACTTGAAGAACAAATCAAGGTGTTAAAGGAGCAACAAAAGGAGATTGAGGATAAAGAGAGAACCTACCACAAAGGGTATTTACCTATCAAGTCAGCATCTTCTACATTCAAAATTCAACTCTCAAAATAAACAAGTATGCAAAAGTTAATTAGCCTCAGTATTGATGTAAGTAAAATTGATGCCAAAAGACTCTACAAGGGTAAAAAAGGACAATATTTGTCCGCAACTTTATTCCTCAAGGAAGAAGTGGACCAGTACGGAAACAATGGGTTTATAGTTGAGTCCATCACCAAAGAGGAAAGGGAATCAGGAAAGAAGGGTACTATCTTAGGGAATGCCAAGTTCTTGGTAAGCGGAAGCAAACCTGCACAGAACGATGACTACGGGGATGTACCATTTTAATCTTAACGGGTGGGGTTAATCACCTCACCCACTTTAAATCAAATCACAATGAAATCACAGAACGAAAGAATTTTACAACACCTCAAAAGAGGTAGAAAGATAACCTCATTGGATGCACTTGAAAAGTTCGGATGCTTCAGGTTAGCTGCAAGAATATCAGACCTTAGAAGTCAAGGTCATGTAATTAGCACAGAAAACTTGACAAAGGATGGTAAAACCTTCGCTTCATATAAACTGATAAAGTAATGAAACTAATCAAAATTGTTTACTTTTTCATTATTTCAGTACCATTGGCAATTTGCTTTTATATTGGTGCGACTATCTTATCACTATTAAAAACGAGGTTTTGAGGGATATAACATATCATTTAGAGAATGCGGTTGAGTACTTGGTTTATGACCTTTCCATTGAGGATATTGAAGAAAGGAGGAAAAAGGCGGTAACTTATCGGTCCGGTAAGTGCGTATGCAACTTTATGGGTTATCCTCCTAACAAGATTTCAGACTTGAGGCAAGTAGGCAGGAAGGTAATAAGCAGACTGGATGGTAAAACCTATGCGGTTAGAGTAAAGAAAAAAGATGCTAATAATGAATAATTTTGTATCTTTGCAAAGTAGACAAGCATTTGAGGTAGTGTGCAGATGCTTGTTTGTAAGTACAAACATAAATGGGGAATCGGGTAAACACACTACACCTGGTTTCCCTTTTTATTTTTTATGAAGAAAGATGCGTTTTATTTTCCGCATTTCGCAAACTCAAGGCATGACCGTAAAATTATGCGGATGCGGATGGAATTAGGTCTTGAGGGTTATGCTATTTACTTTATGCTTTTGGAAGTCCTTAGAGAGCAAAATGACTTCAAGTATCCAACATCAGACATAGACCTACTTGCCAATGAATTTGGTACAAGTGAGCAAAAGGTAAGGGTAGTTATCTGCAATTATGGTCTATTTGAGGTAGATACAAGTGAGATGTTTTTCAGCATTAAACAGATATACTACCTTCAGCCATACATTGAAAAGACCCAAAGAGCAAGGGTTGCAGCACAGAAAAGATGGGATAAGGTTGAATCTGATGCAAATGCAATGCAAATGCATAGCAAATGCAATGCTGATGCAATGCAAATAAAGGAAAGTAAAGTAAAGGAAACTAAAGTAAAAGAAAGTAAAGTAGGTTTTGTACGTCCTGAATTATTTCAAGTTCAGAACTATTTTGAAGAAGTTGGTGCATTACCTGAAGCAGAAGGATTCTTTAACTACTATGAGAGTAATGGTTGGAAGGTAGGAAAGAACCCAATGAAGGACTGGCAGGCAGCATCAAGAAACTGGATTAAAAACTCTAAAAACTATAAATCACATGGCACAACAACTAAATCAAATTCTGACATCATCGCTCAACGAAGGGCAGAACTCCATGAGTACGCAGACAAGATTGACTTCCTCAGAGGCATTAGACCTTGATAAATTCAAACTATCAAGAACAAGCCAGCCTATATCTTCTTTGAGTGCTGCATTGGTTATTGATGAACTTTTAAACGGAATGCAAAAACTTGGTGTTAAAGGAGAGAAATTACCAAGCAATGAGGACCTTTTGATAATGTACAAGTCAATAATGGAAGAATACCCTAATATAAAAATCGGAGAAATCAACCTTGCTTTTGACTTAGCAGCTAAAGGTAAACTTGACATTGAGGCAGAAACCTACCAAAACTTCTCAATGCTTTACCTTCATAGGTTACTCAGGTCTTTTGCTCGGTATGGTATGCAGAAGCTAAATGAGATTAAACCAAAGGAAGAAAGCAAGTGGCAACCAAGATTTATATCAGATGATGAGAAGATAGAAACTGCCTTTGATTGCTTCAAGAAGTTTCGCCAATGGGATAACATAGTATTCGGGGTTGATGTGTTTAAAATCTTGCATAAACGTGGTAGTATCATTGTAACTGCATCTGAAACCTATGAGAAGGTACTATCTGCTATGAATGAGAAGATGTTTGAAGGTAGTATGCAAGATAAGATTGATGTAAAGAACAAGATGAAGGATGATGACTACATGGAACATCAATGCTATCGGATGGCAGTATCAGAATACTTTACTAAACGCATAAACCGAGGGTTATGAACTTAACTGCAGGAATGTTAACTAAGTTTGCATTAATCAAGTTGGAAGGACTTGGTTGTTATGTTTGGAGAAACAATAATCTGACTGTGCCAGGTAGGAAGTTCATAGGTGAGAGAGGGGTTGCGGATATTATCGGATTCCAAAAGGCAACTGGCAAAGCGGTCTATTGTGAGGTAAAGACTATTGCGGATAAACTTAGTGATTATCAGATAGTTTTTCTCAATAGGGCAAAAAATGCAGGTTGTTTGTGCTACCTTGCAACAGATAATAAAGGCATCCCTGAACTTAACGAATGGGTTTAACCAAGAACGATATCATCCAAAGTCTATACACCGATAAGGATATAGATAATGCCATTAAGAAGATGCAACCCATAGAGTTGCAAGATGACTTGAGGCAGGAGATGTTTATGGTACTTTGTGAGATGGATGAGGCAAAGTTTATGAATATGCATACTAATGGATTCATAAAGTTCTACTTGGTCAGGACAATGCTCTCAATGATAAAGTCTGATAGGTCTACATTCTTCAACAAGTTTAGGAGAACCTTTACAGAATGGACTGAGCAACATGATGCACCTGATTCAACTGATACCATCCAAGCAGATGAGATAGCGGTAAAATTAAACAACTCACTTAAAATCCTACATTGGTATGAACTTGAAATATTCCGCTTATACTCTGAGAATGGACAAAACATAATGTCCCTTTCAAGAGATACTGGAATTCCTTATAGGTCCTTAATGAAAACGATAAAAAAAACTCGCACACTTTTAAAATATAAAATCAAAAACCATGTTACTCCTTAAAGTAGTTATCGCATCACTTTTCTCTGTGTTTTATTTCATAGATATGGCACGACTTCCTGAGAGGCTGAAAATCAACTTCAAGCCATTTAATTGCAATATGTGTCTAAGTGTATATGTTGCTATCATTTTGTATTTAGTGCCTACAATGGTCATTAATTGCGTTTTGGTAGCATTCGTTTCAGGAGTTGCTGCACCACTATTCAGAAACTTAATGAAAAACATATTTTTTAAAAAAGCATAATCATGGAAGGAAAAATATGTCCAAAGTGTAAAACCTACAAAGAGAAAAAACTATTCAGCAAATCAACTGCAAGGACCGATAAAATGGCGGTCTATTGCAAGATGTGTGAGAACGCACAAAGGAAAGCAAAAGCAGAAGAACGCAAAAGAGATGCAATGTTTGATATCATGTAAATAAAATACTATGACACAAGAAGATGAACAATTTATAGAAGACAATATCTACAACTTTGAGTGCGTTAAGGTTGGATTCATGAAGAACCTACCATTGCATATTTTAATACGGTATGAGCAGATTTATCGCAGGTACTTAGATGGTGGGTTTGTACTTACCTCTTGGTGTGCCAACTGTGTGGCAGACATGATGAAGCGGTTGATTAGGTACTGGGAAGAATACCAAGCAACAAAAGCCGTTGCAGAACCTATTGAAGTACCAAAAAAGAAAGGCAGACCATTTAAAAATCCACAATGAGAATTATCACAGTAGGTCAGAGAAACTCAGGAGTATCTTTTCATAGGTTATTCAATCCCATTATCTATCTTCCAAAGGACTTCGCAATGATGACCGATGTACTAACTGAGGAAGAACTTGAGAAGGGGTATGACATTGTTTTTATTAACCGATACATTGCAGGTACGGAGGTAGATGAATTGGTAAGACTGCGTGAGAAGTACGGATTCAAGTTGGTAGTTGATATTGATGATTATTGGCATCTTGACCCGTGGCACATCTTGTACGGCAAATATCCAACTCAAAAGGTCATAGACCATATCAAGATAGCAGACTTGGTTATCTGCTCAAATAATGATTTGGCGGTCCATATTGATGAACTAAACTCGAATTGGATAGTAATACCAAACGCATTGCCTTATGGGCAAGACCAGTTTACAGATGTCAAGACTGAATCTGATAGGGTGCGGTTTGTTTACGCAGGGTCAATAACACACGGCAAAGACATTGCAATCCTAAAGAATCCAATGAAGCGTGTTGCAACAGATGTTATAACAAGGAATAACTCAAGATTCATACTTTGCGGTTATAGTCAAGACAAGCAAGTAGCAAATGAATGGGGAAGGATGATTAACGATTATCTTTGTGCATTCAAGGTTGATGGTTACATACGGGAAGCGTTACCAGTTGATGAGTATATGAACTTTTATAATGAGGCAGATGCTTGTTTGATTCCTTTGGTAGATTCAAAGTTCAACTCAATGAAGTCCAACCTTAAAGTATTGGAGGCAGCCACAAAGAACGCACCAGTAATTGCATCCAATGTAAAACCTTATTCTGATTGCCCACACATTATACCAGTAGGGCATCAAGGAGGATGGTTTGAAAACATTAAAAAAGTTGTTAAAGATGCTATATATAGACAAGAATTGGGTCTTGCTAATGGGCAGTGGTGTAGAGAGAATTTCAACTTGGTAAAAGTTAATGAGTTAAGAAGTCAAGTATTCAAATCAATAATATGAAAGCAGAATTGCACTTTAACCTTGATGATTATGATGATAAGATAGAGCATCTTAGATGTGTTCAGTCTACTGAGTTATGCAGTGCCATTCATGAATTTATTTACAATACAAAGAAGGGTTTGAAGAATGAAGCAGAAGCAAAAGACCTTGATGCTTAT